GAGTTATTGAGTCTTTGGCGGGCGGAGGTGAGTCGGCAGTTTGAGCCACTGGTGCAGGCGCAGCTCGCGGCCGCGCAGGGGGTGACGCATATGGTCGCCCGAGACGATGCGGGCCGGTGGACGACGGTCACGGACCCCGAGGTGATGGTCGAGCGGTTGAATGCGGGCAAAGAGGCGTATCGCCTCTCGGCGGTGGCCCCGAATGCCACGTTGATTGGGCAGATTATGGACCGCCTGTTTGGGCAGGCGCGCCAGAGCATTGACCTGGACGTGAGCACGGAGCCGTCCCGGTTGTCGGATATCGAGTTGTCAGCGTCCTTGACGGGGTTACTGGAGAAGTTGTCCCCGGCGGCGCTGCCGGCGGACACGCGCTCGGACGAGACCGCCCTCGTGCCCGTCGAGACCAGCCCGGACCCCGAGCCAGACGACCCGCCGGAGCCCGATGTCTAAACTGACGCTGGACGAGCGGGTGCGGTTGGACGCCCTGCGCGCAGAAGCGGAGCGTCGTACGACCTCGCGATTCGCCACGTTCTATCCAGACGGCGACGGTCCATTAGCGCGGTCACGGTATCAGAAGCACCTCGATTTTTTCGCGGCCGGCACCACAAAGGAACGGCTCTTCATGGCCGCGAACCGGGTGGGGAAATCTGAAGCCGGGGCCTACGAACTCACTTGTCACCTCACAGGGTTGTACCCACACTGGTGGACCGGGCGACGGTTTGACGAGCCGGTGGAGTGCTGGGCTGTGGGGACCAATAGTCAGACCACGCGAGATATTGTCCAGGCCAAGCTGCTCGGAAGTGTGCAGGCCCCAGGGACCGGCATGGTGCCCGCCCACCTGATTGAACAGACGATTTCGGCGCGAGGGTTGGCGGGTGCCCTGGAAGGGGCACAGGTCCGCCACGTCAGCGGCGGGCTGAGCCTGGTCGGACTGAAGAGTTACGAGCAGGGTCGGCAATCGTTTGAAGGGACCGCCAAACACGTCGTCTGGTGCGACGAGGAACCGCCGCAGGATGTCTACACGGAGATTCTCTACCGGACCATCACGACCCAGGGGATTGTGTTGGTGACGTTCACGCCGCTCCAGGGCATGAGTGACGTGGTCAAGGGGTTTCTGGAGCCCGAGACGACCGCGTCGGCGGCGTTCAAAACCTTCATCCAGGCGGGCTGGCGTGATGTGCCGCACCTGGACGACTCCGAGCGGCAGGCGTTGCTGGCCACCACGCCGCCCTATCAGATTGCCGCGCGCACCGAGGGGGAGCCGAGTCTGGGGTCGGGCGCGATTTACCCGATTGCGGAGCGCGAGATTCTCGTCCCCACCGCGACCATTCCCGAGAGCTGGCCACGCTGCTACGCCATGGATGTCGGCTGGAACCGGACAGCGGCCCTCTGGGGGGCGACCGACCCCGGATCGGGGCGGATTGTGCTCTATGATGAACACTACCGGGGCCAGGGCGAACCGGCGAGTCACGCCGAGGCAATCAAGGCGCGTGGGACGTGGGTTCGCGGCGTGATTGACCCGGCGAGCGCCGGGAGTAGTCAGGTCGATGGACGCGCCCTGATCGATATCTACGGACGGCTGGGGCTGCGGCTCGAACCGGCGCAGAATGCCGTCGAGGCCGGGTTGACCGAGACGTGGAACCTGCTCGTCTCCGGGCGACTCGTCGTCCAGGAGCATTTGACGAATTGGCGCAGTGAATTTCGGAAGTATCATCGCGACGAACAAGGGCGTATCGTAAAGGTGGCTGACCACCTGATGGATGCGACGCGGTATCTAGTCTTGAGCGGGCGGCACGCGATGCGACCGCCGCCACGACCGCCGCAGCACACGCAAGGACACGCGACCGGCGAGTCGTCATTAACGGATTGGATGGGCGCATGACCAGCGAGATGCAACAGGCACTGGATCGGTTCAAGGTCGGCTCGGATGCCGACAGCGACCAGCGGACCCGCGAGGTCGACGCCTTGCGGTTCCAGGTTCCTGAGTTTTGCTGGCCCACCGAGGTCAAGGATCAGCGCAAACCGCAGCTCATCGGCGGGGTCTCGATTCCGCAACGGCCGATGCTGAGCATCCCGAGTCTCGACCATCCGATCCAGCTCGTCCTGAACGCGGAAAAAGCCGCGCATCTGGGCGTCTCGATTCACCCCCTGAGTGACGACGCCGAAGAAGAGACCGCCGAGGTGCTCCAGGGGTTGTATCGTCGCATTGAGGTACAGAGTCGGGCGAGTCTGGCACGGAGCTGGGCCTTTGAGCGGGCCGTGAAGGCCGGCCGCGGGTATTACCGCGTGATTACCGAGCCCGACCCGGACAGCGAGGACCCCTACGATCAGAAAATTACGATCAAGCGCATTCTCCAGCAGGGCAGCGTCGTCCTGGACCCGTTCGCGCAGGAAGCCGACTGCTCAGACGGCGAGTGGGCCTTCGTGGTCAACGATATGCCGTTTGATACCTATAAGCGGCGGTATCCGAAGAGTGCCATGGCCGCTTACAGCGAAGAGGAACTCTCGGCGGTCGGAATCTCGACACCGTCCTGGGTCTCGGGCGATGAAGGCGCGTCCCGCGCCGTGCGCGTGGCGGAATACTACCGGCTCGAGTACACCACGTCGAGGAAAGTGCTGCTCGACGACGGGTCGGAGTCCGACGAGGACGCGATTCCCGAGGGACGCACGCCACGCGAGGGACGGGACGCCCGACAGCGCGTCGAACGCACGCCGACCCTCTACTGGAGCACGATCAACGCCGTCGAGGAACTGGAACCCAAGCAGGAGATGGACGGGCGCTACATTCCCGTTATTCCGGTCATTGGCCGTGAGCTGATCCCGTTTGGCCAGGAACGCCGCTACGTCGGCATGATCGAACCCAACAAAGACGCCGTGCGCCTGCTGAATTACAGCGCGTCGTCCGCCGTCGAGATGTCGAGTTTAGAGACCAAAGCGCCCTACATGATGGTGGAGGGGCAAGAAGAAGGCCACGAGCAGGAATGGCAGCTCTCGAACGTGCGGAATTTTCCCTACTTGCGCTATAGCCCTGTCAGTCTCAATGGCCAGCCCGCGCCCCCACCGCAGCGGACCCAGGTGGACGCGTCCCGGCTCGGCCCCAGCATGTTGCTATTGCAGCAGGCCCGCGAATTTATCCACGAAGGCACCGGGGCGTACGAGTCAGCCCTCGGGCAACAGACCCCGGCCGCGAAGAGTGGGAAGGCGATTCTCGCGCTCCAGAATCAGCACGATTCGGGAAGCTCACACTTCATCGATAATCTCGCGGAGATTTCGTTGACCTATGAAGCCAAAGTCATCCTCGACCTGATCCCGCATATCTATGACCGGCCCGGTCGGATTGCGCGGATTCTCGACCTGGAGGACGAACCCCAGACTGTCATGCTGAACGCGCCGTTCCGGCGTGACCCGCAGACACAACGCCCGATCCCTGCCCCAGGCCCGCCGTCGATGCCGCCGGGTGGCCCCATGGGCATGGGCGGGCCACCGATGGGTCCAGGGGGACCCCCGATGCTCCCCGACGCCGCTCTTCTGCCTTCTGGCGGTTCGTCGATGGGACCGGGCGGTCTCCCGATGGCTCCCGGTGGCCCACCGATGCCGCCTGGAGCACCCCCGATGCCGCCTGGAGCACCACCAATGCCGCCTGGGGCACCACCAATGGGGCTGCTGCCGCCACCGCCGTCTGGACGGCCGGTCGAACTCTACGATCTGCGGAAAGGGCGCTACGGCATCACGGTCAGTATCGGACGCAGCTACAAGAGTCGGCGCGAAGAGGGGGCGGACGAGATGGGCCAGCTCTTCCAGGCCAATCCGAGCCTGTTCCCGATATTGGGCGATATTTACCTGAAATTCCGCGATTTCCCCGGCCATTTGGAAGCCGCGGAACGCGTCAAGAAGATGTTGCCGCCGCCGCTCCAGGACCAGGACGAGGGTCCCGACCCCCAGATGCTCCAGCAGCAGGTGCAGGAGTCGGGGCAAATGGTCGAGGAACTCACCAAGGCGCTGGATGAGAAAACGCAACTCCTCGCCGCCGACGCG